AATAAATAGAAGTTAGTTATCGAACCAACTCGGCCGGCATCTTCTTTAATCTAATTAACAATCTATCAAGTAGTTACAAAACAAAAACTACACAAAAAAAGGACAAACCTTGCGATTTGTCCTTTGTAGTAGCGGAGGCAGGACTCGAACCTACGACCTCCGGGTTATGAGCCCGACGAGCTACCAACTGCTCTACTCCGCGGTGTTATTGGACAGCAAAGGTAAGGTTAATTACTTTACAATCCAAATTTATTTTCACTTTTTATTGGATATTCTCAAACAAAAGATCATATTAACCTATGAATGAGAATATTGCATTTTTATCCAATTGCACTTGCTCTCCTGTTTCCAGATTCTTCACATTTACCTTGCCGGCATTGATCTCCTCTTCACCTACAATTGCAAAGTATGGAATTCCCTTTTTGGTTGCATAGTCAAACTGTTTCTTGAGTTTGGTATTGTCGGGATAAATCTCACAATTCAAACCCTGAGCCCTCAACTCCGCTATGATTGGAAGGCTGTATGCAACTTCGGCTGTTCCCATATTTGAGAAGAGTATCTTTGTTCCAACAATGGCCTCTTTAGGGAACTTTTCAAGTCCCTGAAGCACATCATAAATTCTGTCGGCACCAAATGAGATGCCCACTCCACTCATGTTAGGGAGACCGAAGATTCCGGTAAGGTCATCATATCTTCCGCCACCACAAATACTTCCTATTGCAAAATCCTTTGCCTTCACCTCAAAGATTGCTCCTGTATAGTAGTTGAGTCCCCTCGCCAATGAGAGGTCAATCTCCACCTCCTGGTTGATTCCGGCGGCCGATATATAGCCAAACAGTTCTTCGAGTTCAGCAACTCCCTTCATTCCGGCCTCTGATGATGCCAGAATAGCCTTCATCTTTTCAATCTTCTCAGCCGCACTGCCCTGCAAAAGCAAAACCGGCTCAATGGTGCTGATACCCTGCTCATCAATTCCCCTTTCGCGCAACTCATCCTTTACAGCATCAAGTCCAATCTTGTCTATCTTGTCAATTGCAACTGTTATATCTACAAGTTTGTCGGGATGGCCAATGATTTCACTCAACCCCTGCAATACCTTTCTGTTGTTGATTTTGATGCAGACATTCACTCCAAATTTGGCAAAAACCTCATCTACAATCTGCACAAGTTCCAACTCGTTTATAAGCGACTTGCTTCCAATAACATCCACATCACACTGGTAGAACTCCCTGTATCTTCCCTTCTGCGGACGGTCTGCCCTCCAAACCGGCTGTATCTGGTAACGTTTGAAAGGGAATACAAGTTCGTTCTGATGCTGTACAACATAGCGTGCAAACGGAACTGTAAGGTCATATCTCAACCCCTTCTCACACACCTTCAACGAAAGCGCATTGCTGTTTGACAACATCTCAGGCTCCACCTTTGCAAAGGCATCACCAGAATTGAGTACTTTAAAGAGAAGTTTGTCTCCCTCATCACCATATTTTCCCAACAATGTTGAGAGATTCTCCATTGAAGGGGTCTCAAGCGGTGCATATCCGTACTTTTTGAATACTGAGCGTATTGTGTCAAATATGTAATTTCTGCCAGCCATCTCTGCTGGGCCAAAATCTCTGGTTCCCTTTGGTATTGTTGGTTTATTATAAGCCATTGATTATTAGTTATTTAATTATTACTGAAATCTATTTGCTGAAAATTTGCACTATTCTACCGGCGTATAAACGAACTGCATATTAACCGGTAAGTTTACGCCGGTAGCGTTTAGATCCACGTATGCGCTGAACGATTTACCCGTGCTGTACGTACAAAGCAGTACCAGGCTATTAAATGCGTATTCATACGTAGGCCAGCTGCTATGCTTTATTATACCACCCGCAGCACGGTACATATTAAGCCCGTCGCTGTTATAGATCGCGGCGCCTATTTCAGCGCCTACGTTAATATCTACTGTTATGGCATTATCCGTATATCGGTACAGCCCAGCTTTGGGCGCAGTATCGCCCGTAGCTTCGGCCACGTCGCTATCTTTAGAACACGACAGCAGGCTAAGAACTACTACCAGTAAAGCTGCTAACTTTTTCATTTGCCTAACAGCTTTAGCAGTGTATCTATCTGTTTATCCTTTTCGGCCAGTAGATCCCGTACGAAAGCCTCAGTAAGTACGCCTGCCTGCTGACCTATTATGGTAGCATTTTGGCCGGTTACGTTATTAGCACCCGTTACACTGGTGCCCGCCGTTACGTACATATCGCCGGAACCACGCAGCAGCCAGTCTGCCGACACGTCGGGGCACGCTTCCAGGATCCGCAGCAAAGTATCTAAAGAGATACCGGCGCCGTGGCTCAGCTGGCGGTTTAGACGCTTTTGGGCTGGCGTATCGCCAGCGGCTAACCCGTTTTCGGTAAAATTCTTTTCTTTTTGCAGCTGCTTTATGCGATCGCGCACTGCATTTTCTAAATTTTCGTAGTCCATACGTAGACTTTTTTAGGGTTTATAATGCCGTTTTTAGACCCCTATAGGGCCACTTTGCAAAGTTTTACCCGTTTTTGAGTAATTTTTTTGCGAAAATGTTTGGTAGTTTACCCGATTTCGTCTACATTTGCACCAACCAACGAACAAACCAACAAAAACGGGCAATAGAAAAGCTGCCGACCTTATAGCCGGTATTACATATCTAAAACTCCACCCGCAAAGGTAGACAGATTCTTCTATTGCACCAACAAACCAACCAAAAAAGTAAAGGTGAAAAGAAAAAATGGTGCGTAAGACACAGAAAAGTACAGAAAAAGTGACAAGAGAACGAAAAAGAAGTATGAAAAATGGCGAGACGCTGACCGTACAGTGCGTCGATGGCTACGACCTGGCGAGCCAGAAAAATACAGCCTATGCGATGGCCAAGTTAGAAAACTGCCGCTTTAGCTGCACAGCTGACGGCTTAACGCTAACAGTAACCCGCTATGACGCCGACTAAACCAGTATGCGATCCGGACAGACGGTACAGCCAAAAGGAAGCAGCGCAGATCCTGGAAGTAGAACGCCACACGATCCGCCGCTACGAAATAGCCGGCTGTATACGTTTCCAGATCCGCAAAGCTGGGCGACAAAAATTTACGACTGGCCAGCAGATCGTCAAGTGCTGGGAAGCCGTCTACCTATAAAATTCAATTTCTAAAATATCAAAATTATGAGTTTTCAACCTATCCAATTACAGCAGGCGCCGCAGGACTTTATACCTAACTGCGACACACACCACGACGAAGTAGGTAACGTTATGCGCCAATGGTTTAAGGGCGGCCGCGTCCGCTTCAATTACTACAAAAGTACCGGTTTAGCCGAGGCGCTGGTAGATAACCGCGTAGTAGGAACCTGGACTAACGTAACAGTAGGTATGTGGGGTAATATCCTTTTCACACTGCAAACAGAGTTTAACCACTTAATAGAACAGTAACACTATGAAAGCAATTTTTACAAACTACCGCTACTACGTGCTGGCCGTTATGGTAATGGCCGTTATCGTGTTAATCTTTTGCGACGTGGACGACACGCTGCCAAACTACCTATGGGCCTACTGCCTGGTTACTACTAAGCTGTTAGGTATCGGCCTGGGCTGGATCATATCCAAGCTGGTAAAACGCTGGGAGCGTATGGGCGCCGTACCCGAACTGAGCAACGCCAAAAAGAACTACTAATAATTACAGTTATGCAACCTATTCAAATTAACGTCCAGGTAACTATCGGCGTAAGCCAGGAGCTTAACGCGCTGCTGCTTCCGATAGCTAAGAGCCTGCAAGCTGCGCCAGCGCCAGCCGCCGAGCCAGCAAAAGAACCGGTAGCCGTAGAAGTGCAGCCGGTAGTAGAGAACAAACCCGCCGAGGATCCCGCGCCAGTTGAGGCAGCACCGGCAGAACAGCCAGCAGCCGAAGCACCGGAAAAGGAATACACCGAGGTAGACGTACGCGCCGCTATGGACGCTGCACGTAAGCGTATCGAGGGCGAGAACTACAAAGAAAAACCGGACAGCGAGGGTTACAAGAAGTGGCACCGCGTATTAACAGCCTGGTTTAAGAATACCGCCGCTATGTTTGGCGCCGAGAAACCCAGCGCACTACCAGACAGCGAAAGCCGCCGTAAGTTTATCCGCTGCTGCGAGGAAGTATTTGTAAATGACGCTGGCGAGTTAGACAGCGATTGCCCGTTTTAGCCTATGGGAGCGCACGCACTATTAAGCCCGTCGGCAGCGCACAGATGGTTACACTGTACGGCGGCCCCACGACTGGAAGCAAACGTAACAGACGAGGGTAGCAGCTTTGCGTTAGAGGGTAGTTTAGCACACGCCTACTGCGCACTGAAACTTAAACAGTTTATGGACTGGCCGACTGACGGCGAGGAAGCCGAAATAAAGCAGCTAAACGACCAGTACCACACCGGCGAAATGGACGAGTACACCGATACGTACAAAACTATCGTACTGGAAAAGTACAACGCCGCGAGAGTAGCGACACCGGACGCCCGCCTGCTGGTAGAAACCAAGTTAGATTTTAGCGAACACGTGCCCGACGCTTTCGGTACTGCCGACGCTATTATTATCGCCGACGGCGTAATGGAAGTTATCGACTTTAAGTATGGCAAAGGCGTAAAAGTATCGGCCTACCGTAACCCGCAAATGATGATCTACGCCCTGGGCGCCTATGACCGCTTTAGCTTCGATTACCGTATAGAGCGCGTACGTATGACTATCGTACAGCCACGTATCGACAACCTCAGCGAGTACGAAATAGCAGTTAGCGAGCTTATGGCCTGGGTGGACGAGGAACTAACGCCAAAAGCAAAGCAGGCGTACGAGGGTAACGGCCCGCAAGTACCTGGCGAGTGGTGCCAATTCTGCAAAGTAAAGAACTGCTGCCGAGCACTGACCGAGCGCTGCACCAGTACAGCTGCTAACTATCCGGATCCAAAACTGCTAACCGCCGAGGAACTGGCCACCGAGGTACTGCCGAACCTGGCCGTAATTAAAACCTGGCTAACCGGCGTAGAGGACTACGCGCTACAGCAGGCGTTAAGCGGCGTACAGCTTCCAGGCTGGAAAATCGTAGAGGGCCGAAGCGTCCGAAAAATCACAGATCCCGAAGCGGCAGCCGTAGCGCTTAACCAGGCAGGCTACAAAACTACAGAGATCTACAAGCCGCAGGAACTACGCACGATTACGGAACTGGAAAAGATGGCCGGTAAAAAGAATTTCGCCGCGATCTGTGGCGAGTTTATCGACAAACCGCAGGGCAAACCGACCCTGGCGCCGGAAAGCGACAAACGCCCAGCTATCGACCCAGTAGCCGACGATTTCAAAGGCATAAACCTAACAGACTAAGACTATGCAGGCGCTTTTTGATTTCGTAATGCAGCACCCGTTTTGGGCTTTGTATCTGGCGATCCTATGCGGAATAGCTATACACGGTTTTAGGACTAACAGAACCTATTACCGAGACAATAACGACGACCAAGAATAAGACGGCCTGGCGTATTCCAGGAGACGATAAAAGTATAAAGATATGAAAGAAAATCAAGACAAAGTAACCGCAAAGGTTAAGGAGCTGGCCGAGACAGTAACGGCAGCCAAAGGTAGCGTTTTAGTTATCGGTTTAATCGAGAGGGGGGGGGACGAAAGCTGCGTAATAGCTGCTGTGCAGGGTAAGCCCGTAATGATTACCGAAGCGATCGCAAAGCTGGTATCTAACGACAGCGCTAACGCTGTATCGAAAATGCTAAAAGAGGGTTTAGCCCTGGCAGCTTTGTATAAGATCGCCGGCCGCCACGCCGACAAAGTGGAAGTAGAAGAAGAAACAAACAAGTAAAGATTTACAGTTATGATTACACCAGTAGTAAAAGAGAACAAAGTAGTATTTGGCCCGTGCCGCCTCAGCTACACCCACCTATTTAGCAAGTATGCCCCAGAGGGCGACCCAGCTAACGGTAAGTTTATGACTAACGTACTGATCCCAAAAGAGGAAAAGGAAACTATCAAAGCTATCCAGCAGGCTATCGAGGCAGGCAAAAAGTCTGCGATCGTATCGAAGTGGGGCGGCAAAGAGCCTAAAAAGTTGGATATGCCGCTGCGTGATGGCGACGTAGACAAAGAGGACGACGACGTATACGCTGGCTGCTTTTTCGTGAACGCGAAAAGCAACACCCGCCCAGGTATCGTAGATAAGCACAAAGCGCCTATCGTAGACGAGGACGAAATATATAGCGGCGTTTGGGCTATCGTTTCGGTAACATTCTACGGCTACGACGTAAGCGGAAACCGCGGAGTAGCGTGCGGCCTTAACAACGTTATGAAGTTTAAGGACGGCGAGCGTTTGGGCGGTAGAGCCTCAGCAGATACCGACTTTGCGGATATTGATATGGAGGACGACGACGATTTATAAACCACTAACCAGGCCCGCGCGATCCGTCAAACTAAATCTGGACGACGACGTAGTGCAACCGGATAGGCGCGGGCTTTTTTACCTACTATGTACAAACTAATTAACGACATAGCGAAGCGCTGCCACGACGCAGCAACCAATCGCGGAAAAGATACCAGCTGCGTAGGCTGTTTGCAGTACCTGGCAGTAGAGCTGCGCGAATACTGGGACGCAGTAGATAACGGCCGTAACGTGCCCGATTTTGCCGAAACAGTGCAGAAAGCTAACGCACTACCGGACGCAGAATTTAACGCACTGTACGCCGCGAAAATCCACAATACGGCCGCCGACGAACTGGCCGACGTGCTAATAGTGGCCGCGTCCTGGATCCAAGCGGCAAAGCTGGCCGAGGGCGACGATTTCCAGCCTAATAGATCTTTAGACGTAGTGCTGGCCAGTGGTGCCGTGCAGTTTGTCTGTGGCCAGATTACCGGCCCGCGTGATTTGGAAGAACTACGCCAGGTAGTAAATCTTAAAATGAGATATAACGAAACCCGTAACGACTAATATAGTATGCGAGAAATAGGCATAGATATAGAGACCTACAGCAGCAACGATCTAAAAAGCTGCGGCGTTTACAAGTACGTAGAAGCGGACGACTTTACGATACTGCTATTTTCGTACAGTGTAGACGGCGGCGCCGTGCAGTGCGTAGATTTCGCCCAGGGCGAAACGCTGCCGGCTGAGATCCTGGCGGCGCTGAGGGATCCGGCAGTTATCAAAACTGCGTTTAATGCCGCTTTTGAACGTATCTGTATTAGCCGTTATTATGGCTGGCCACTTATGGATCCTGCGCAGTGGCGCTGCACAATGGTACGCGCTGCACGTATGGGCCTGCCGTTATCACTGGAACAGTGCGGCGAAGTGTTGAGGCTGGAAGATGGAAAAATGAAAGAGGGCAAAGCCTTAATACACTATTTTTCCACGCCGACCAAAGGCAAACGCCACCTGCCAGCTGACGCACCCGACCGCTGGGAAACTTACAAGCAGTACAATATCCGCGACGTTGAGGTAGAGCAGCAGGTATTAGCCAAAGTACGACGCCTGGAGCCTGCCGAGTTTGACGAACAGCTATACGTAGTAGACCAGCTTATTAACGACCGCGGCGTGCTGCTGGATCGCCAGCTGGCCGAGAACGCGGCCCGCTTCGACGACGAATACAAAGCCCAGCTGCTGGCCGAAGCAAAAGAGCTTACCGGAATGGAAAACCCGAACAGCCCGACGCAGATAAAAGACTACCTGCACAAAGCCGCCGGCATATCCGTTTCGACACTTAACAAAAAGAACCTGGACGAAGTGGAAGCGCTGGTAAAATACCACCGCAAAGCCCGCCGAGTTTTAGAGCTTCGCCGCGAAATGGGTAAGACCTCAAACAAGAAATACGCAGCTATGCTGAAATGTGTTTGCGCAGATGGCCGTATACACGGGCTATTACAATTCTGCGGCGCTGCCAGGACTGGCCGCTGGGCTGGTAGACTGGTGCAGGTGCAGAACCTACCGCAGAACCATTTACGCGACCTGGACTACGCGCGCAGTCTGGTAAAGCTGGGCGATTTAGACGATTTCCAGCAGAACTACGCCAACCCTACGCAGGTACTTTCCGAGCTGATCCGTACGGCGTTTATCGCAAAGCCTGGCTGCACGCTGCACGTCTGCGACTTTTCGGCTATCGAGGCCCGCGTAATAGCGTGGCTGGCTGGCGAGCAGTGGGTATTAGACGTTTTCCGTGGTGGTGGCGATATATACTGCGCTACAGCTTCGCAAATGTTTGGCGTACCCGTCCAGAAGCACGGCCCTAACGCAGAACTGCGCCAAAAGGGAAAAATCGCGGTTTTGGCCCTGGGCTATGGTGGTGGCGTCGCAGCCCTGGAAGCTATGGGCGGTAGCCGTATGGGACTAACCCAGCAGGAAGAAAAAGATATTATGCAGCGATGGCGCCAGGCTAACCCGCATATCGTACGCTTTTGGGGCATAATCGAAGCAGCAGCCGTACGCGCCATAAAGACCGGCGAAGCTACGACGATCCACCGCGGTATAGTGGTGGCCTACCGCTGGGGTATGCTGCTAATTACCCTGCCGTCTGGCCGTACTATCTGTTACCCACGTGCCGAAATAGGTATAGAACGTAACGACGGCTGGCGTGGCGACCACGAAATTATCGAGTACGAGGGTATGAACCAGGTAACGAAAAAATGGGAACGTATACGCACCTACGGCGGTAAGCTGACCGAGAACGTAGTACAAGCGATCGCCCGCGATATACTGGGCCATATCATATTACGCGCCCACGATAGCGGCTTAAATATCGTATTTCATATCCACGACGAGATAGTAGTAGAGGCAGAGCCAGGCCAGACACTGCAAGACGTCGAAAGCATTTTTAGCAAACCTATTAACTGGTGCCGCGATCTGCC